TTAGGCTTGGTACTGAAGTTGGTTTTGTTCCACCTGAAAAACCAAAAGATTTAGGATTAGGAATATCAATGACACAACAGGAGATGATGAGTAGTGTTCAAAAGCCTTATGTTGATATACCAAGAGATGAATATGAATTTGATGTAGATTATAAATATAGACCTAAAGTCAAGAAAGGTTTTGGCGGACTTCAGAAAAACAAAAAGTGGATTTTATATGTTCTTATTGCAGTAGCGGGATATTTTGCATATAAAAAATTTAAAAAGTAGGTTATGAAAGTATTAACATTAGTAAAAAAACAACTTGGGTATTGCAACCCATCGCCATCAAGAGATATGCAACAAGATGTGAAAGAAAAGTGTGTAACAGTCAAAAAATATAAAGTTATTAATGTAGAAAATGGGCAAGATGGTAAAAAAGTTTACAAATTTGATACAAATATAAGTAAAGGAAGAACTTTCACCTATACCAAAGGGCAGTATGTTCCACTTTGGGTATTTGGTGTTGTAGCAGTAGCTGGATATTTCGCATATAAAAAATTTAAAAAGTAAATAAAATGAAAAATAAATTATTACTTATTGGTCTTTTAGGTACTGTGGGAGTTTTGGGTTACTTTTTTCTAAAAAGAAAGCCTCAACAACTACCTACAATGCCTACACAACCCCCTGTTCCTGATTCACCGCCATCAAAACCTGAAGAAAGTTTTTTAGGTGCAACTATTGTAAGGCAAGAAAAAGACGGTTCTTCAGTACAAACTACTGTTAAAAAAGACCCGTTATCAAATGTTTATACGCAAGATACATCTATTAAAGAAGCAAAGTTTTTTATGAAGCAGATTAAAGATTTACAAGAAGAAATTGAAAAAGTTAAGAGAAAATATCGACACCCAAGACAAAAACAATATATACCCAAATACACGAAACCTCTTTATGATGAAATTAAATCTATAGAGAATAAGTTAGCAAATATAGGTTGGGTTAAAGTAGGAAATAGATTTGTAAAAGCAGGAACAGTTTTAGGATAAAATTATGAAAAACAAAATTTTACTTATTGGTCTTTTAGGTGGTGGATTAGTATTGGGGTATTACTTTCTGAAAAGAAAACCTGAACAACTGCCTACAATGGTTTCTAAACCACCTATTCCTGATTCACCATCATCAAAACCTGAACAGAGTTTTTTAGGTGCAACTATAGTTAGGGAAGAAAAAGATGGTTCTTCAGTACAAACTACTGTTAAAAAAGACCCATTATCAAACTTTTATACTCAAGACACTTCAATAAAAGAAGCGGAGAATTATATAAAACAAGTAAAAGAATTAATCAGAATAGCTGATAATCTTTACACTAATGCAAACTGTAGCGGAAGGCAATGTGGGAATCAAACTATTATAAGAAATAAAAAAAACAAGGCAATTAAAATGAGGAAAGACGAGATACAGCCTCTTTTAGATAAAATTGCAAGATTAGGTTGGGTACAGGTTGGTGATAGATTTGTAAAAGCAGGAACAGTATTAGGATAAAATTATGAAAATGAAAAAAATATATTTACTATCAGGTTTAGCACTATCAGGTGTTTTAGCTTATTTCATGTTCTTTAGAAAAAAGAATAATGTATTAGAGCAAGAATCAGTTGTAGATGATTCAGTAGCTTCTACACCAAAAGATAACCTATTAGATTCTTCAAGCGTTGTAAAAGACACTACAAAAGAAGAAGCACAGTTTTATCTTGACCAATATGAAGAATTAAATAAAATATATAAAAAGAAAATTGAAAAAACACGAGTACACCCTTTTATGAATAGAAATTTAAAACAAAAATTAGCATTTGAAAACTTTATTAGAACAGGTGAAGTACCAAGAGGGTTTTCTCGGGTGATATTTTATGAAAACTTAGTTTCTTTAAAAAACGACTTAAAAGAGGTCGAACAAAAAATAAATAATTTAGGATATAAAAAAGTGGGCGACACTTTTGTAAAATCTTCTAACATATTAACATCATAAATTACACAAAATGAACACAAAAAAATTAATTTTAATAACATTAGGCGGAGTTGCCACAGCAGGATTTGGTTATTTAGTTTTTAGCTTACTTAGAAAAAAGCCAACAAGTTTTGGTGAAGCTGTAACAGATGTAAAAGAAACAATCGTAAATCTACCTGATGAAGTAAGTTCTGTTGTTACAAGTAAATACACAGATAAAGGTTTTCCTCTTAAAAAAGGAAGTGGTGGGGACAAAGTAAAAGCGTTACAGAAATTTTTGAATGATTCGGGTTCTTACGGTTTAGCTGTTGATGGAAAGTTTGGAAACTTAACTGAAAATGCAGTTCTAAGTGAGCAAATGGGCTTCGACAAAGATGATAAAACTTGGCAAAATTTTAAAAACTTCTATCCTGATGCGGTTAAAGGACAAGTTACTGAAGAATACTACAATTTATTTATCAAAGGAAAATTTGACTAATGCTTAAAAAATATCCATTTGTAATTTATGGAATTGGTATAGCTGTTGGTTTAGTAAGTATTCCTCTTGTTTTTAAAAGAATACGAGATGATTTAAGATATGGAGATGCTAATGCTATAGACCTTCCGCCTATCAATAATACCGCTATAACAAGTCCTTATGGTTGGAGATGGGGAAGAATGCACAATGGGTGGGATTTAAGAGCAAAATCAGGAAGTAATGTTTATGCTGTTGCAGATGCAGTTGTAAAGTACGCTAAAGACACAGAGCCTAATGGTTGTGGGGGATTTATTCAATTAAATCATAAAGACGGTTTATCAACTAAGTATTGCCATTTAAAAAAGTTTTTTGTCAAAAAAGGCGATAAGGTTACAAAGGGACAGGTTATTGGATTATCAGGGGGTGGATATAATGACCCAATGAAAGGTAATTCTATGGGCGACCATCTTCATTATGAGGTTTTAGTTGATGGTAAAGCAATTAATCCTAAATACGTTCACAAAAACATAAAAAGAGCATAATTTTTTATTGCATACTAAAAATTAAAATAGATTTTTTGTCTATTTTTTTTTGCCTCTTTTATAAAAAGTCGTACTTTAGTCCAACTTTTAAAGAAACTTAAAAAATTCAAATAATGGCAAGACCACGACAAATAAAAAATGCGATTTTATCGCTTAGAGAGGAAGGTAAAACCTATAATCAAATAGCCAAAGAATTAGAGTGTGCAAAAAGCACAATAAACTATCATTGCAAAAAGCACGATTTAACCGATATTGGGTTTAAAAATAACCGAATTGATAGTGATACTGCGGAAAAAATTTATCAGTTTTGTAAAGATAATTCTATCAATGAAGCTGTGAAGTATTTTGGGGTTTCTAAATCAACAATAAAGAAATATAAAAAGCCACCTATTGAGGATTAACAAGTGGCTTTTATGTGTAATCAAAAACCAACGATGATGAATGGAACTTGCGTTGGAAAAACAAAATAACGATAATCTTTTATTAAATCCTAATACTTAAAGGTAAAAATGCCGAAATTACCCAAAAATAATGGTTTGCGTTTGTTTAACAAGTGTGCAAAGCAAGTCAAAAAAGAATTTGAGAAACAGGGTAGACCCGAAAAATGGAATGAAATCCAAAAATGGACTTCGGCTAATGTATATCCTAAATTTAAAGGAAAGTCAGTAAATCAAGTCAAAGTTGCTGATATTAAAAAAGAGGTTGAATTAGCATTGGGCTTAACAGCACCAAAAAAAGTTTCGCCTTGTTTTTCTGTTTTTGCTGTAAATAAGGCTGATATAATTTCTTTAGAGTGGTGGGAAATAGAAAATACACTACAGGGACTTCCAAAAAATGTTCAAGTTAGAGTAAATGGGGGTTCAGAATTTGGCAGAACAAGAATTGACCAAGTTCAAAACATAAATATCGAAATAGAGGTTCAACCTATAGTAGAAAATATAAGACAATTTGTAGATAATAAAAGTGGTCTTGTGTTTGAAGGAATTATAAAAGTTGTTCCAAGCAAAAAAGATGATGGCTCAAACTGTTCTTATTTTATTGATTTTGTTTTATCTGATGGTACAAAACTTTTAGATGAAGAAGGTCAGGTTGCACAGGAAAGAGAAGTGCCTGTTGAAGATACAGGTAGGGTAGAAAGAATCAAAAAAGTTCAGTCAAAGAAAAAGCAAACTAAAAGGGAAAGATTAAAAAAAGCTAAAACACAAAAAAGACCTACTAAATCAAAAAAAGAAACTGTTAAAAAACCAACAAGGCAAAGAACTCCACTTGCAGATAAAAATAGAGCAAAAGAAATACTCTTAGAAGAATTTAAACTTGGACTTAAAACAAAAGCTGAATACAGAAAAGCTGTAAAAGAAATAGAAGAAATGTTTGGAGAAGGGGGAATAATATAAAACTTATTAGACACAATGAGTTCATTTAACTATGAAATAACTAAAATGATGTTTTCAAATCCTAATAGATTAATTAGGACTTTAAAAAATAAAAACACAAAATTCTTCTTAAAAAAAACATCTGAATCAACTCAAATTATTTTTGAGAATACAATGTTTTACTTTCCCCATTCAAAAAATTTTCCCCGTAACTATTTGTTTATGTTTAAAAGCGTAAACAGAGATGTATCAAAATGGCTTAAAGGGAGAAAAAAAATCGCATTACCACCTAAACATGAAGTAACTAAATACAATCTTGATTTTGACCACAACAAAGGTAAAGTAACAGGAACTGACCTCGACCATGCTTATTGGAGAATAGCTATGATAAAGGGAATAATAAGTGAAGATACTTACGAAAAAGGTCTTAAAAGCCCCTCTAAAGCCTTAAGATTAGCAACTTTATCTGTTTTAGGTAGGAAAAAACATTTTACTCGTTTTGATGGTAAATACATGGGAGAAAGGGTTTGTATTGATGAGGGCGATGAAAACAAAAGAATGATTTATAAATACATTAGATATTTTTGTTATCAGCTTATGTACGAATGCTCTGTTTTACTTGGTGATGACTTTGATTGTTGGAAAACTGATTGTATTTATTATAGAGATACCCCTGAAAACGTAGAAAAAGTTACAGCATACTTTACTTCTAAAGATATGTTATTCAAGCAGTTAGTAGATTAGATATTTTTATTTTATATAATAATTTTATTTTGTAAAATAATTTTTGTTGTAGAAAATAATTTTTTATATATTTGCCATGTGTAATTAAAATAAAGACAGAAGTGGAATTTAAAATCATACCATTTACTGAAGAAGAATTGTCCCACAAATTTGAGTATAACGAATTTGTCGAAAGGGGCTATCCTATGGCTGTTTTAAGCATAATTGACGAAAATTTCTTTCTTAATTCAAAAACAAACTATAAATTTGGAGTATTAGATAACGATGGTAATTACTATTGGTTTTTCTATGGGAAAGTTGTTGCGAAAAATCGTTTAGATGCTTTAAAATACTATAATGCACTCTTAACTTACTGCAAAAATAATTCTTTAGGCAAACCATTTGCCTTTAAGGATTTTTGATGATAACACAGAAAGATTGGAATGTATTTTTTCAGCAGATAGATGACAGGGCTACTGAATCTTTGCTTGACATAGCACATAGGAAAGAGGATAGGAATACTGCTGTTATGGTAGATGGTCTATTGAAGGATAGTAATTTTATGCACTTTTTTAAGGACATAATGATTACCGAGCAACTGACAGAGGAACTTCCTATAAAGGAAATAGTAATTTCAGAGTTTTTGATGGAATTACTTTATTATGGAATCAAACAATCTGAAGATGATATTGTAAAAGAAACTTTCATGGATTTAAAAAAACAAGATAAAGAGTTTTTGTTTTTACTTATGAAAAAGGTTTTACTGTCTTATGGAATTAAAAAATACTATGAAAATAAATATAAACTATGTGTATAAAAAAAGCAGGTCGCATAAAGCGACCCGCTATCCAAGAAACTAATTACCCTAATTAGACACAATACAGGGTAAATCAAAATTAACACGAAATGGAACAACTTGTACAACACTTTGAGAAAATATCTGCAATAATTCGTTCAAATCGTAATTGCAATGAACATTACGAGGGTTTGGTTCGTTTAATTGAAAATTTCTATAATTTTCACATTAAAACATCAGGCGATGATAAATTTAAAGAAACAGGAATCCTCACCTACGTTTTATATAATCAATTAAATGATAAATATGAAGGATTGGTCGAAACCAAAAGTGAAATTCTATAAGTATTACTTTATTGGTAATCCAAAACCTGTGATTATGGAAGCATACTCAAAAGATGAAGCAGATAATATGTTAAACGAATTAGCAAATAAAACAGATGTTCTTGACTTAAGAACTCTTGAAGATGTAAGAATTGAAATGCCTGTAAAAGGAGTTTCAGAAAGAAAAAGACATGGTAAAAATCACATTTGGGTTGGAACAGATGTTACTTCAGATGGTTGGATTGAAGAAAATGAATTTAAAAAAATAAACAATGCATAAAATAAGCCAATCATTTTTAAAAGATTTTTCAGATTATAAATCTGATTTCGTAGATGTTTGTGGTTTACAAATAAAAGCAAAGTATTTTGAGGGTGTAGAGTTCCCAAGTAGCGAAGCTATGGACTTAGGCAACTATTTTGAATATAAATGCACAGGGGCTTTACCAAGAAACGGAAAAGTTCCTGAACCTAAAATAAGCTACAAAGGAACAGCCCGTGAAAAATTATCTGCACCTTTTCAAAGGGCAGAAGATAGTGCTTCTTACTTTAAAGATATTGTAAAAGAATATGGAATAGAAATTATTGATGTAGGGCTTTCATTGAAAAATGAACAAATGAATGGGATTGCAGATATTTATGCAAAATGGAACGATAGGTTCTGCTTCATAGATTTAAAATATAGTGGTCTTATTGATAACAAATGGGACGAAAGAGGTTGGGAAACAAACTCATTAACAGAAAAACATAAATTAATGATACAAGGGGTTCAATACACTTTGTTGGCAAAAGATTGTTTAAATCATGAACCTGAAGATTTTGACTTTTATTACTTTGTTTTTTCACAATCAAATCCAAAACAAGCGAAAATAATAAAACAAGTTATTGATGAATCCACATTAGAACTTCATAAGACCAACGTAGCCTTTGTATATAACCAAATCAATAGTAATCCATTAGATAAGATTTTTAAAGCCAAACCAAGCCTTAAAAATTGTACAAAATGTCCTTTGTTTGACGATTGTGAATATGCTACTCGATTACCTTTAATTGATACAGTATATTATTAATTATGTATTTAGAAAAAGCAAGTGCCAAAGTGTTTAGACACGAATTAAAAATAATCGCCTTAGAGAGGTATAAAAAATCTCTTAAAAACTTCTTGATTAAAACTGAATTACCAATAATGGACGGAGAAAAGCTATTTAAAGAAATAAATCGAATAGACAGGGAAATAAAAAAGAAAAACAAAAAAATATCTGATGCTATACGACTTGAGCATGAAAAATTAACGTAACAAAAACTAAAGATGAAAGAACTTATAACAAATTTTCAAAACACAATAGAAAAGTACGAAAAGAAAAACTTTACTGAACTTCTTGAGGACAGCCCAATAAGTCCTGCTAAATTCAAGCAGATTATGATAACGGAACTAAAAAGAAGCCCACAGCTTCAATCAGCATTTCAAAAAAACCCCGCATCTTTATTTGCTTCTATTTTGCATTGTGCAGAGTTAGGTTTAAATCCAAGTGAGTTGGTTGGAGAGTTTTTCTTCATACCTTTTAAAAATTCTATAAATCCCATTATTGGTTACAAGGGACTTATAACTTTATTATATCGTAGCAATAAGATAAAAAAGGTTTGGACAGAGGTGGTTTTTGAGGGTGATGACTTTGAGTATGAATTAGGAATAAACCCGAAGCTAACCCACATTCCATCGGAGAAAGCTGTAAAAAAAGCCGAAAACATAAAATACATTTACGCTTGTGTAAAGCTAAATGATGACGATATTGTATTCAAAGTGATGTCTAAAACAGAAATTTCTCAAATTATCAAAATGCAAAAAACTCCAAATCATTTATATTTTAATGATACTAAAGACCCACAGTATTGGACTGTAAAAAAAATAGTTCTTAAACAATTAAGTAAAACCCTACCAAAAGAAGATTTAAAACTTCAAAAAGCAATTTCTTATGACGACCATGTAGAAGGTGGGGATTATATAGTTGTAGATGAATCTGATAATGTAAATCTTATTAGAGGTAAAATGGTTGGTAAAAACCCTTTATATTCTAACCTTACAAAATCGTTGGATATTGACGATGAATTTTAAGGTGCAGGGAAATCTACTCTATAAATATCATTATCACCACCATTGGCTGAATTGTGAAAAAATAAAGAGGTTTGATTTTCATTCCACCACAAGCCATTTGTAACCTCTGATATTCCATTGAATTGCCTATTGCTATCAGTTTGATTTAGTGTTGTTATATCACTATAATTACTTATATCTACCTGTATGGTTTCAAACTCATTTGGTGTGCTTGTAGCAAAAAACAATACATACCATTTAGTCCCATCAGGCGAAATAATTAAACTTTCACAAGTAGCATTACTTTTTGCGGGGTTTATGTAGGTTGTCATAGTCGGCTCATTTTGATTAGATTGATATGAAGATAAATCAAAAGCTGTAGAATAAGAACTTATATTAATACCATCAGTTTTATCAATACCCACTAAAGATGTACCATCATTGTTCCAACAAATTTGCCTTGCTGTACTTACGTTAGCTGAAAAACTATCTAACGTAGCAGTTGATAAATCAAATGGGGTACTTAAAGTTACACTTCTATAACCACCATTTCCATTATCATAAAAATATATTTTATTTCCAATAGGATTCATAGCCATTCCTTTTTGATTACCTATTGTACCTTCAAGAACTTTTAAGTTAAGTGATGTAGTTGATGTGTTATCAAATGTTGAAAAATCCCATGCAGTTGTAAATGTCCACCTGTAAACCACAGCTAATTCGCTTATAGCAAACACATATTTACCATTCGTAGAAAGAACCCATTGCTTTACACTTTGACCTGTAAGTCCTGTAGTACCTGTAAAAACTGTAGTTTTGTTAAATTGAGGCATTGCGGTTATATCTCTTGAAAAATTATTAGTTAAGTTTCCTCGTGGAGTTACCTCGTTTATAATTCCATTATGAATAGTTAGTACATTAGGATTTGAGCCAAGTCCTTGTGTTGCAAATTGTGTTACAGTTGAGGCAGTATTTCCAAAAGAATCATCATAAAGTTGTGTTCCTACTGTAATTGTATCATTTGGGTCGATGTACAAAGTTGTACCTGTATTTGTAGTAGCACTTGAAAATGCACTAATTATTGATGAAGGAGAAAATTGAGTAAAATCAACACTATCGGCAGTTGTTCCTAAAACTTGTGCTGTATATGTTCCACTTGTACCAACACTTATATCTGCGGATTGAACACTACTATCTCTTAAAGATGTTGCATAAACCTTTGTTCCTGAAGTTGTAAAAATAGCTTTATTGGTTGTATTTAATGCTTCTACAACTCCCTGTATATTTTGAGAGGGTAAATCTACAGTAACAGGTACAGTAGTGTCAAGAGTAACAGTTGAAGAAGAAAAAGTTTCACCTGCTAAATCCCACTCAACCAAAATGTTATTATTTGAATTTTGATAAGTAGAAGATTGCCCACCAAGTATTCCGATAGGTTGGTCAATCGAAGTATTATTTGTTAGTTTTAAACTTATGGCTTCTTTGTAACTCATTTTTTCTTAATAAATAAATATACAACTATCCCAAGGGAAACAGCTAAACCCCAAGTTTTAAGTTGATTTGAAACAAATCTTTTTTCTTTTATAAAATTAACAAAATGCTCACAGTTATTTGTGAACACATCATATTTTCTTTTTTGTAATTTATCTAAGGTATTATAAAAATTTTCTTTTTTTATATTTAAACTTTCTACAGCTAAAATTTCCCTACCTTTAATTACTTCTTCAAAATCTTCTCTTACTAAATTACCGCCATATTTATTTTCTTTGTCAGTAATTGAGTGATAAATATAAATTTTCCCATCTTCTAAACTTATAATTCCATAATGAAATACAAAAGGCAAAAAAATGTATTCGGAACGAAGTTTTACTAAATCACCTGTTTTCAGTTCTGAAATCACTCGCCTCTTGGTCTGTGCATTCAGGTATTGCCCTTTCGTCATAACTAAAATCAATTTCTATTTCTTTTCCATAATCTTGGAAAAAGTTATATGTTTTTAAAAAATCTTTTGGCATACTTTTATCATCACCAAGTAAAGCCCCGTTATCCAAAACAGTCGTATCTAAATAAAAATATACTTCTTCTCCACCTTTTACTGTATAATCTATTTCTAAACGACCATCTAAAATATAATCTTTGTTTCTAAAATTTATTTTTATAGAAGGTTGAAATGAAAACGGGTCTACTGCGGGAACTCTTTTATCTTCAAGAATATCACCATTTGAATCATACCTCTGAAAAGTAATTGGCTGTAAAATTTGGGAGATGTCGTTTGATTTCAGATAAATTTCATTAATTTGGTAGTTGTGAGAACCCGCAACAGCTTCTTGAATGGTGCTATATAAAGTGTCATCTTCACTTTCTATCGTAACCACTCCGTTAGGAAAAGACGTTGTTGATGGTGAATATACTCCCATAAATTATTTTTCTTTTGCAACTGTTTTACCTTTTCTGTTTCTCGCACACAATTTACCATTTGACATTACATAAACTTTAATGCCATTTTCATTTAAGAGCATTCTATTTAGCTTGTCAAGTTCTTTTTTGGTTTCTCCATTTGCTATTGCACTACGCATCGCTTGAATGCCAACTGTACCCTCATGCTGTTCTTGAGCAAGTTTTGAATCTAAAGTTTTAGGTGCATCTAATTTTTTAGAACCACCTTTTCTCATTGAATCTACCATATTGTTTTTTGGTTTTGTAAACCATAGTACCAATACAGCTATTCCTACTACTATTAAAAGTTTTTTAGTTTGTCCGTCCATTATTTTTTAAATTTTGCTAAAACAATTACAACTGCAAGTGCAATAGTTCCAACACCAAGAACAATTAACGATTTATTTTTTTCTCCTTCTAATTCTCTTACTAAATTAGCATTATTTTCAAGTGCTAAAATTTGAAAAGCTATTCTTTGTTTTTCTATGTTTGTCTGTGCCTCTGCTAATCTGTTAGCAATAATTTGCTGATTTTCAAGCGACATCTTGGCAATCTTTTCTTGAAGCTGTCGCTGTTTTTTAGCATCGTTTTTGGCGAATCCAATACCAATAAAGGTACTAATTAAAGTACCCGCTAAATTTCCTGCATCAAATCCACCTTGCTTTGCCATTAGTCAGCTAATAATAAGTTTGTACCATAAATAATTGATATTCCTAATCCAAGTGCAATCAAGTATATATAAACATTTTTTTGTCTTTCCGTGGAAACATCTTGTAGTTTGCCCCTAAAATCAAGTAAGCTATCTGCTAAAATTTTAGTTCTTTCAGTTTCACCATAAATTCTATTTTGGTCTTGAGCAAGTAATTTATCATTTTCTAATTGAGCAACTGCAATTCTCTCCATTGTTGCTCTTTGCTTTCTTGCTTGTCTTGACCCCATGATACCTGAAAAGATACCTGAAGCAATAGTTAGAACAATACCTACAGCGTTGTTGTACTCACCCGTTTTGATTAAGCTATCAAACTTTTTAGCAAACTCTTTGTTCTGCTTATCGTAAACCTCTACAAATGTTTTTTCCGTAATTTCGTCAAGAGTAGGTCTGTTAGATACAGACACACCGCTATCCCTCAAAATCTTTACTACGACTTCGGGTTTCTCAAAAATTACGTTTTGTATTACTTTATCAGCAGGGTCAATTACTTTCATCTTTTTTCTCCACATCTTTTATTTCCCCTGTGGATAGGTCATAGCTTTTGCCCTGACCGTATTTGCTGTCTAATTCTTTAACAAACTCTACTTGCTTTTCGTTAGCTTCTTTTATTTGAAGTTCAATAAGTTCCATGCTCTCGTCAAACTCCTTTTGAAGATTTCTAAAAGTTCTTTCTTTGTTTAGACAAAGTTGTGCAATCCTGTTGTTTGCATCAGTAGTAGCACCTACTAATTCTTGTAACTCTTTAAGTTCTTCTTTTTCAATTTTTTGTGTTTCTTGAATCTTTTTTGCCATGATATTAAATTTATTTTATAAAACTAATACAAAAATAAACTAATTATACGAATAAAGTTTATTATAAACTAAATTATAATCAAAAATTTCAGATAAATCTTGATAAGGACATTTTTCTATTGGTTCAACAAGTTCAAAAGGCTTATAGTGTCCATGATTATATTGTGGTTCTTTTGTGTATTTGTTTGCTTTTATGTTTATATGTGAATCGTAACCAAACATTTCAGGCTCTGTTGCTGACCAAAGCACAACAGCTTTTTTATTAACAGCTTTAGCTAAGTGCTGTGCAAAGCTATCAATAAATAAACACTTTTCAGATATGGATATTAAATATGCAATGCTTCTAAAACTGTCTAAAGCCTGTGTAGTATTTGTAAAAGACATTTGGTCTTGACGTTTTATATGAACAATCTGATAATCGTTTTTAAATTTATTTATAATTTTTGTAGTAATAACTTCAGGAATATCTCTTGCCCAATTATAATACATACCCTGATTTTTAGCCCCACCGTTAGGTTGAATAGCTAAAATTGGTTTTGTTGTTGGATATGCTGTTTTATAATACTGTTTTTCGACTTTGGAAAGAAAAAATTGAGGTTGTTCACCCTTATAGTTTAGACCACACAATTCAAACCAAATTTTTAACAAATGTCCTTTTCCATTTTGAAAATCACTCGTCATGTAAGGGTCAATAATAAAAAATTTAGTTTCGTGGTTTTTAATGTATTTATTATAAATGCCTACCTGTTGGTCATGCCTTAAACATTTGCTCACAGATGGATTATTTAAAAACACATCAGGATAGCCACTTATAACAATAAGGAAAGAGTTAGGGTATCTTTTCTTAATTCCTTTAACTAAAGCTGTTGCTAAAATGTTTTTACCAAGACCGCCCTGAATGTTCAGTATTATATTCATATATTTTGTAAAATTTTAAAAAGAGATTTTTCTACACTATCTTCAGTAGTATCTATCAAAGTAAAGTTATCTTTTGGTGGCTGATAATCTTTAACTTTATACATTTCTCTTTCCCTTTCTTTACTACAATAAATGTAAAATTCTTTAATTTCAGATTTCATTAATTGTTTGAAATCTTCTCTCATATCTATAAATGGAGTTACCAAAGAAACATATACATCATAACCCTTATGGTGCATAAACAAAGCCAAATCTTGTGCTAATTTTATGTTTTTTCTTCTTCCTTTTTCGCTGTAATCTTTGTTACTAAAAACCTCTCTTAAATCATCGCCATCAATAGAAATGCTTTTGATTTTATTATCATAAATATCTTTGTGATATTTCATTAGTTTTCTTGCAAGGGTAGTTTTACCATGAGCAGGTTGTCCTGTGAACCAATAAATCATATTTTGAATTTTAAATTAGTTTCTAATGTTCTTTTTAGAGATGCACAATTTAAGAAAATTTTTATTATAATAAATAAAAAAAATAATTTTTATATGAATTTTGATTGGTCATAAACCCTATATCTCAATTTTATATATACTGCTGTTAGACCTGTTGGATAGTTGTTACTATTAGTTAAGTGTATTGTAGTAGGCGTATTAGCTTTAAATATCCTTCCAACTTGAGGTACATTTCTACTATAAATACCAAAGCTACCATTTGTAGCTATGTTGGTAGCCATATTGTTAAGTTGAGTTGCGGGTAAAATTGTAACGGTTGCATTTGAATTTTGTTGATTTCCTTGTCTTATTTCTATATTATTAGAAGCACCATTAAAGTCAGCATTAAATTCACCCATAAAGGTAGATTCCTGAATCACCACAAATTTTCCTGCACCTGCTGATTGTAGAAGTGTTTGCCCACTTCCACCAAATCCTGCATTTAATTGTGCAAGTGTAAACTTCCATGTTGCTTCTTGAAATCCTCTTGCAACATTTCCGCATCTATCTACCCCTAATTCTGCTATTGTACCATTACATGGATAGAAGTTTTGTTGGTCAGGGTCTATAGAAGTACCCATAACACTTGTCATAGTTGCACAATAGCAATCAAGTTTTAGCTGTTGTCCACTTGTTACAGTTAGTGCATTTTTACTACCTGTCATGAAACCAATCTGATTAGCACTTCCCCCTGAATTTACAACACCTGTATCTGTATCACCTATAAAAGAATAAGATGGACAATTTTTATCAGGAGTAGCAAAAACACCACCGTTTCCACCATGTACGAATAATGAACAAGTTGTAGGGCAATAAGTGAAACAATTACAAGAATATATACCCGTATTATTACACCATAAAGCTATATCGTTACAAGTTATGCTTCCACACCTACTAACGTCCCCTGTGCAAGAATCGTTTGCACTTATTGTTACTGTGTCCGTTGAGGCATTTGTAGTTATCGAAACATTTGTTCCACCTACTAAAGTAAGAGTATCATTATTAGAATCTGCAACTATACTGCTTTGTCCTGAAACAGCTATGTTTTTGAAAATACATTGTGAAGAACCTCTATCAGAGTTAGTAACAGTCATCGAGCCACTACTTGTAATAGGTGAACTTGAAACAGAAATTCCTGTTCCTGCTGTTATCCCTACACTCGTAACCGTACCCGAACAAGTTGTAAAACCTGAAATGCTATTACTAAATAAACATAAATCTACATTTTCAAGGGCTATTTTTTGAGAATTTCCTGATTGTGAACTATCTCTACCAATAAGCATGACATCATCAGAGCATACATTTCCTATTAGTTCAGGTGCTTTCATTACTATTGAATCCGTACCGCCATAATCCACACAAACTGTAACTGCACCACTTGTACCACCACCACAAAGACCACAAGAAGCTGTTACGCTTGTTATATCACCTTGACAATTTGAGAATGGTAATAAACTTATTGATGCTTTAGCAACATTATTAGTAACATTATTACTAAACATTATACAATCACTTGTAGAGAGTGTACCCGTAGCAGTAGAAGGGGAACAAGCAATAATGTTGTCAGTACCTAAGTAATCTACACAAACTGTAATATTTCCTGAAGTACCACCACCTATTAATCCTGCACCTGCACCTACACAAGTAATATTACCTTGACAATTTGTAAAAGGTAAACAACTAATGTTAGTTGTCATAACACAGTTTCCTGAATTTTCTACAAGAATTTTATCTGAAGAAACTACACTAACTGCTGTATAAGGTGAATCTGAAACAATGTTGTTTCCACCTGCATAATCCACACAAACTGTAACTGAACCACTTGTACCACCACCACAAAGACCACAAGAAGCTGAAACATTTGTTATATCACCTTGACAATTTGAAAAAGGTAAACAGGACAATTCTGTTTGATAAACACAAGTATTAGTAGGGTTTGTGGTAAGAATTTTATCACTTGTATTAACTGAGATTGCAGGGTATGGTGAGGCTAAAATTATATTATCAAGTCCACAATAATCCGCACAAACTGTAACTGCACCACTTGTACCACCACCACATAGTCCACACGAGCCTGTAACTGCTGTAATATCTCCCTGTGTCGCTGTAAATGTTACGGTATCAGTAGAAGCATCTGTAGTAATTGTAACACCCGAACCAACAAAAGTAAGTGTATCATTATTAGAATCTGCGACAATATCACTTTGTCCTGAAACTGCTATATTTTTAAATATACATTGTTGCGAACCTCTATCAGTATTTATTACACTAAATGCACCACTTGTGGTAATCGTTGAATCTCCTGTTATGTTTATTCCCGTACCTGCATTAGCTGAAACACTTGTAACTGTACCTGCACAATTTGAAAAAGGCAAACAGGAAACAGCAGTTTTCATAACACAGCTACCGCCATTTTGAACAAGAATGCTATCTGTACTAAGTATGGTGCTAACTGCATCGTAAGGAGAATCTTCAACAATGTTATTTGCAGTTGCATAATCAACACAAACTGTAACTGAACCACTTGCACCGCCACCACAAAGACCACAAGAAGCTATTACGTTTGTTATATCTCCTGAACAATTAGTAAAAGGTAATAAACCTATTGTTGCTTTAGTAACATTATTAGTAGCATTATTACTAATCATTATACAATCACTTGTAGAGAGTGTACCCGTAGCTGTACAAGGCGAACAAGCAATAATGTTGTCAGTACCTGCGTAATCTACGCAAACTGAAACATCTCCTACAGTTCCACCACCGCAAAGACCACTTGTTCCTGTAACACCTGTAATATCTCCCTGTGTGGCTGTGAAAGTAACTGTATCGGTTGATGCATCTGTAGTAATTGTAACACCTGAACCAACAAAAGTAAGCGTATCACTATTTGAATCTGCAACTATATCGCTTTGTCCTGAAACAGCAATCGTTTTGAATATGCATTGTGAAGAACCTTTATCAGAATTAGTAACGGTCATAGAACCACTACTTGTAATTGGGCTTCCTGAAACTGATATTCCTGAACCTGCTGTAATTCCTACACTTGTTACAGTTCCTGAACAGTTTGAAAATGGTAACTCTCCTACTTTATGATATTGTACAACATTATTGGTATGATTTGAAATCATTACATAATTTGACACATTAATTGCAGTAGTTTCACAATCTGTTGCACTAAGTATTATATTATCTGTACCTGCATAATCTACACATATACTTCCTGAAGTAGTAACTGTTCCTGTTAAACCTATACCGCCTGATACTGATGTAACCGTACCCGTACAAGAAGTACCACTTGAAGTTATTGTAAGAGTATCACCTGTTACGCTTGTTGAAATCCCTGTGCCACCTAAAATTGATAAAGTGTCATTGTTACTATCGGCTACTGCTGTTCCTGAATCTGAAGCAACATTTTTAAATATACATTGTGAAGAACCTTTATCGGCATTACATAGTGTAACTGAACCTGAAGTTCCACCACCACTTAATCCTGTACCTGCGGTAACACCTGTTATATCACCTTGACAATTTGAGAATGGTAAATCCGATAAAGGTGTTTGACAAACAGCTTGACTACCTGTAGTGGGTGTTGTAAGGATTTTATCACTTAAATTAACAGTACCACCTGAACAATCAGGAGTAGCTAAAATTATATTATCTGAACCTTCGTAATCGACACATACTGTAACATTACCTGAAGTGCCACCACCTGTAAGACCAACTCCTGTACCTACACAAGTTATATCTCCTGTACAATTTGTAAATGGTAAATCTACAAGGGCATAAGAAACAGTTTCACCACTACCTGTGCTATCTTTACCAATTAAGACAAAATCATCTTCATCAGGTGTACCACTTCCTGATGGTGCATCTGCAATAAGACCTGAAGCACCATAATCTACACATAAAGTTACATTGCCTGTGTTACCGCCACCTGTTAGACCTACACCCGCACCCACGCAAGTAATATCCCCAATAATTGAACTGCTTATTGTAACAGTATCGGTTGTATCATTTGTTGTAATTGTAATGCCTGTACCTTCTGCAAAAGTAAGTGTGTCATCATTTGTGTCAGCTTGAATCGTAGCTTGTCCTGAAACTGCTACCTTTTTAAATATACATTGTGCAGAACCTCTATCACAGTTACAAATAGTTTTATTTCCTGAACCTGATATTTCTATTCCTACTCCTGCGGTTACATCATCAAGTTTATTATTAAATGTACTCCAATCAGTAGAAGATAATGCACCTCTTTTTGATGCACTTGCTGTTGGAAGGTTAAATGTTAAAGTTCCGTTTGTTGTAATAGGGCTTCCACTAACATTAAAATCACTTCCTGAAGTACCAACTGCACCGCATATTTCTGTAACTGTCCCACCTGCATCAGTAACTGTAAATGTTATTGTATCTGTCGAATCATCTGTTGTTATTGCAATACCTGAACCTACTAAAGTTACTGTGTCGCTATTTGAATCAGCTACAATATCACTTTGCCCTGATACAGCAAAAGTTTTAAAGATGCATTGTGAAGAACCTCTATCAGAGTTGGTAACAGTCATTGAACCACTACCCGTTATAGGGCTACCTGAAACGGAAATACCCGAACCTGCTGTTAGCCCTACACTCGTAACTGTACCCGAACAATTTGAAAATGGTAAATCAGATACACAATAATAACCAACATTACCATTAGATTGGCAAGAAATAAGTAATTTGTCGGTTGAACCTATAGTATTACCCGTTACATCTGTTGCTGATAAAATTATGTTATCAACTCCTGCATAATCTACGCAAATACTTCCTGAACTTGTAACACTACCACATAATCCATTGCTACCTGCAACACTTGTAACCGTTCCCGTGCAATCAGTTTTATTATTAAATGTATTCCAATCAGTTGAAGATAATTTACCCGTAGCAGAAGCCGAAGCAACAGGGAGATTGAAGGTTAGAGTTCCGTTTGTTGTAATTGGACTTCCACCTATATTAAAATCTGTACCTGTAGTTCCTGTAACTGCACAAACCTCTGTAACAGTTCCCCCTGCATCAGTAACTGTAAATGTTACAGTATCGGTACTATCGTCAGTCGTAATTGCTATACCTGAACCTTCAAATGTAAGTGTGTCGGCATTACTATCTGCTGTAATAGTGTTTTGTCCTGATACTGCGATAGATTTGAAAATACATTGTGAAGAACCTTTATCTGTATTACAAACTGTCATTGAGCCACTACTTGTAATAGGGCTTCCTGAAATTGAAATTCCTGTACCTGCTGTTAAACCTACACTTGTAACCGTTCCAACACAATCCGTTTTAGAATTAAAAGTAGACCAATCAGAAGAAGATAAAGCACCTCTTTTTGTTGCACTTGCTGTCGGAACATTTAAAGTTATGTTTCCACTACTTGTAACAGGTGTTCCTGTAACATTCACATCTGAACCCGCAGTACCCGTACAAAGACCCACACTCGTAACTGTACCTGTGCATGAGGTAGATATAGTACAAATAGTTAAAGTATCACTTGAAGCATTTGTTAAAACTGATATATTGTTTCCACCGACAACTGTAAGAGTATCTGTGTTACTGTCAGCTACAATAGTATCTTGTCCTGCTACAGCAATACACTTAAACATACATTGGTCAGAACCTTTGTCAGAGTTAGTAACTGTTATAGACCCACTTCCTGTTATAGGGCTTCCTGAAACTGAAATACCCGAACCTGCTGTAAGACCTACACTTGTAACAGTACCTGTACAATCGGTTTTATTGTTAAATGTATTCCAATCTGTTGATGATAAATAACCATCTGTTGTGGTATCTGCTTCGGTGATTCCTATTGTACCTGTAGTAGAAAAATTACCACCTGTTAAAGGTGCTGTAGTACAAACGCAAGTAACAGTTCCACCTGCATCGGTAACTGTAAATGTAATTGTATCTGTAGTGTCATCGGTTGTTATAGCAATACCTGAACCTGCAAAAGTAACAGTATCACTATTAGAATCGGCTACAATATCATCTTGACCTGAAACTGCAAAAGTTTTAAAGATACATTGGTCTGAACCCTTATCAGTATTACAAACTGTGATAGAGCCACTACTTGTAATAGGACTTCCTGAAACGGATATTCCTGTACCTGCTGTAACCCCCACACTTGTAACTGTTCCTGTACAGGTTGTTCCTGATGAAGCAAAAGTGATTGAATCTAAAGCACAATTTGTTGAGATAGACATATTTGTACCCGCAATAAGGGTTAAGCTGTCATCATTTATTTCAGCAGATATAGTGTCTTGACCCGAAACTATTATATTTTTAAATATACATTGAGTAGACCCTTTGTCTGTATTTGTAACGGTTATATCACCGTTTGTTGTTATTGGGCTACCTGATACACTCAAACCACCGCCACTTGTAATTCCTACACTTGTTACTGTTCCAACACAAGTAGTTTTTGCATTAAATGTACTCCAATCTGTATTAGATAATTTACCTGTTTTTGTCGCATTTGCAATCGGTATTGATAAAGTAATATCCCCACTACTTGTAATTGGACTGTTCGATACTGAAACATCTGTACCTGATTCGTTGGTTGTTAAACCTACGCTTGTAACAGTTCCGCCACAATTTGAAAATGGTAAATCACTTAATTCATATCTTCCAACATTGCAAGTGGAATCATCATTTAATAATAACGTAAATCCTGAAGAAGCTGTAGAACCTTCACAATTTGTAGCTGATAAAATTATATTGTCTGTGCCTAAATAATCGACATTTATATTTCCTGAACTTGTTACTGTTCCTGTAAGACCTACTCCACCCGATACGCTTGTAACAGTACCTGTACAATCGGTTTTACTATTGAATGTAGACCAATCTGTAGATGACAAAGCACCTCTTTTAGTTGCACTTGCTGTAGGGATATTTATACATATTTCTCCACTTGATGTAATTGGAACTCCTGTAACAGAAATATCTGAACCTGTGTTACAAGCAACTGCATTTATACAGGTTACTGTACCACCTGCATCTGTTACTGTAAACGTAACGGTGTCTGTACTATCATCGGTAGTTATTGCAATACCTGAACCTGCAAAAGTAAGCGTGTCGGCATTGCTATCTGCTGAAATTGTATTTTGACCTGAAACAGCTATATTTTTGAAAATGCATTGGGAAGAACCTTTATCAGCATTTGTTAAAGTTACAGTTTCACCTGAACTTTGATTTAAGGTAAAATCTCCACCACCACCAAGACCTGAACCTGCTTGAATACAAATTGTACAATCTGATACACTAATTGTGTTTGCTATAGTTAAGGTGTCAGTAGAATCATCTGTAGTTATAGAAATCCCTGTTCCTGATTCTATATTTACAGTATCAGTCAAGCTGTCTGCAACTAAAGTGGATTGACCTGTTGAAGCTATATTTTTAAATATGCAGGTTGTATTTGTAACGGTTTTAGTACCCGAACCTGTTACACTTATTCCTGCACCTGCTGTTACATCGTCTACTTTAGAATTAAATGAACTCCAATCAGAACTTGATAAAGCACCTCGTTTTGTTGCACTCGCTGTCGGAAGGTTAAAGGTTAGAGTTCCGCTTGTAGTAATTGGACTGCCTGTTACATTGAAATCACTTCCTGTAGTTCCAACCGCACCACATATTTCTGTAACTGTCCCACCTGCATCGGTAACTGTAAATGTAATTGTATCTGTAGTGTCATCTGTAGTTATAGCAATACCTGAACCTGCAAAAGTAACCGTATCACTATTAGAATCGGCTACAATATCATCTTGACCTGAAACTGCAAAAGTTTTGAATATGCATTGGTCTGAACCTTTATCTGTATTTGTTACAGTAATGTCGCCATTTGTTGTTATAGGGCTACCTGAAACACTTAAACCACCACCACTTGTTATGCCTACGCTTGTAACCGTACCAACACAAGTAGTTTTAGAATTAAATGTACTCCAATCCGTACTTGTTAAAGCACCCCTCGAAGTTGCACTCGCATCAGGTATATTAAGGGTAATATCTCCACTTCCCGTTACAGGGCTTCCTGATACATTTACATCAGTACCTGTTGTTCCTGTAGTTAAACCCACACTTGTAACAGTCCCTGAACAATTTGAAAAAGGTAAATTAGATATAGCTGATTTTGTAACATTATTTGTGTTACAATTATTTATCATAATAAAGTCATCGACATCTAATGTACCTGTAGCTGTACAAGGACTTGCTAAAATTATATTATCTGCACCTGCATAATCAACACAAATAGAGCCTGAAGTTGTTACAGTTCCCGTTAAACCTGCCCCGCCTGAAACACTTGTTACAGTTCCTGTACAGGTTGTTTTAGAATTAAAGGTAGTCCAATCTGTGTTTGATAATTTACCTGTTTTAGTTGCATTGGCTACAGGAATAGAAAGGGTTATATCGCCACTTCCCGTTATAGGGCTACCTGACACAGCTACGTCTGTTCCCGTTTCATCAGTAGCAAGACCCACGCTTGTAACTGTACCTGTACAAGTAGTTTTAGAGTTAAATGTACTCCAATCAGTAGATGATAATGCACCTCTTTTTGTAGCACTTGCAGTAGGTATATTTAAAGTTATATTACCACTTCCTGTAACGGGGCTTCCTGAAACATTTACATCTGTCCCTGTTGTTCCTGTTGTAAGACCAACACTTGTTACAGTTCCCGTACAGGTGGTTTTAGAGTTGAATGTACTCCAATCAGTTGCAGTAAGTTTACCTGTAGAAGTAGCACTTGCTTCAGGTATAGATAAAGTTATTGTTCCACTTGTTGTAATCGGAACACCTGAAACTCCTACATTAGTACCCGATTCATCTGTAGCAAAATTTATACAAGTTACTGTTCCGTCTGCACCTTCATTTGAAATCGTAATGGTATCTGTTGAATCATCAGTTGTTATAGTAATACCCGTTCCCTCTGCAAAGGTTAATGTATCGGCATTGCTATCAGCTTCGATTGTTGTTTGTCCTGAAACAGCCACACATTTAAAAATGCATTGAGAAGAACCACGGTCAGTATTTGTAACCGTCATAGTTCCGCTTCCTGTAACAGGGCTTCCTGAAACGGATATTCCTGTTCCTGCTGACAATCCTACACTCGATACAGTTCCTGTACAGGTTGTATATCCCGCATCATTGTTGAATCCTGAATTATTTATGTTTGATTTACAAAGTTTACTTTGTACACCTGAAGAATCTACTACAGCAAAATAACAACCGCAATCATTATCTGTTGTTGTTGTTAATTCATTAAGGCAAACTGCAAGATTTATAGTCCCACTTGTTGTAACAGGATTAGTTCCTGTTGCCACAATTCCTTGTCCCCCACCAATTTGAACACTTGTTACTGTACCCGTGCAAGTTGTTTTTGAATTAAATGTACTCCAATCTGTACTTGTTAATGCACCTCTCGATGTTGCACTCGCATCAGGAAGGTTAAAGGTTAGAGTTCCGCTTGTCGTTATTGGACTTCCTGAAACATTAAAATCTGTTCCCGTTGTTCCTACTGCACCACAAATCTCTGTAACCGTACCACCTGCATCAGTAACGGTGAATGTAATGGTATCTGTAGCATCATCAGTTGTTATAGCAATACCTGAACCTGCAAAAGTAACAGTATCGCTATTTGAATCAGCTACAATATCATTTTGTCCTGAAACTGCAAATGTTTTAAATATACATTGGTCTGAACCTTTGTCAGTATTTGTTACTTCAATAGTATCAGTTCCACTTACTGCAATACCTGAACCTGCTGTAACATCATCTACTTTTGCATCAAAATCACTCCAATCAGTTGATGATAATTTACCTGTTTTTGTTGCACTTGCAATCGGTATATTTAATGTTATGTCCCCGCTTGACGTTATCGGACTTCCTGATACATTGACATCTGTTCCCCCTTCTGCTGTGCAAAACCCTACGCTTGTTACTGTTCCTGTGCATGATGTTTTACTATTAAATGTTGCCCAATCTGTGCATGATAATTTACCCGTTTTGGTCGCACTTGCTATTGGCAAGTTTAAAGTAATTGTTCCTGAAGTTGTAATCGGACTACCCGAAACATTAAAATCAGAACCTGTTGTGCCACTTTGTACACATACTTCGGTTACTGTTCCTGTACAGCCTGTAGCTGTAGTACCTATCGTAATTAAATCTTGAGAGCTGTCAGAGGTTAGAGTAATACCTGTTCCTGCTGATAAACAAACGGTGTCGGCATTAGTGTCTGCTGTTATCGTGCATGACCCAACTACCGCTATGTTTTGAAAAAAGCATTGGTCAGAACCTTTGTCTGTGTTGCATAGAGAAAAACTACCGTTTGTAGCTTGATTTAAAGTAAAAGTTGCACTTCCACCAAGACCATCTCCGCCTGTAATTTGTATTTGACAATTATTAGGAGAAGTTTGTGTGCTACTTATAGTTACTGAACCGTCAGCAGTACAAGTAGTAATATCAATGTTAGCACCTTCAACTAAAGTTAGTGTAGCTGTATTTGAACCTGCAATTATTGTATTTTGCCCTGAAACAGCAATGTTTTTAAATATATTTTGCTGTGAACCTCTGTCGCAGTTGTTTAAAGTTAGTGTACAATTAGAACTTTGATTTAGGTTAAAACACCCGCCACCACTTAAACCTGTACCTGCTGAAACCTGAATTTGACAATTATTTGCAACAGTTGAAGAAGATATTGTTAAAGTATCTCCACTTATAGATGTGCTTACACCCCCTGTTCCAACAATACAAAACAAATCATTATTGGTAGAAGCTGTAAATACTGTTGAAGAATTATCTGCAATTCTTTTTATAATTGCTTGGTCTGAACCTTTATCTGTGTTACATAAAGTAATACAGCCACAACAACCACCACCACCTAAACCATCTCCTGCAATAACATCAGTTATATCTCCTAATGGTGGAACATTGAAAAAATTACAAAAGTTTAAATAGTAATCAGGGTCTAAAGCGTTTAAACAAGCTGAATCACAAGCACAAGCACAAATTCCTAAATATCTTGTATCAAAATTAGCACTTGTTACTCCTGTTAAATGTCCAAGACCATCAACTGTAACAGATTTAATGTAACAGCCATTTTGTGAGCCTGTAGCACCATAGTCGCCATCTAAAGAAGAAGTGTCTGCGTGATTAATTGTAACTATTGCAGATGTACCACCACCTGTTATACAACAACCCGCTATGATTTCAGTAATCCCCTCTTGTAATATATAACTGTCAAGGGCTTGAACACACCCATTAGTATCTTTCAGGGTTATAAGGTTTGTATCGCTATCTAAAAAGATAGCTAAACCATTGCCCTGAACGACTTTAATATCGTTGGCTAAAGATACCTGAATGCTCATATTTTAAGCAAAAATTTTATCCCAAAACTTGAGCAATAAAGTCCATACAACACCTACAACAGTTGTACCGCCCACAAATTTAGCTTTGAGATTTTGGTCTTTAAGAATGTACCTTCTATGGTCATTTACTTGCTCGACAAGACCCTTTTGACCGTACTCTTTATCACCAATTATAGTTTGGTTAAGTTTCATCAAAACTGTGTGCTGTTCAAGTAATTGGTCTTTTATCCAATTAATATCAGCGTTGCTCACACTCACGGTCTTTCTTCTTGTAGTAGCCATTTATAATCCTAATTGCTCAAAATGTTTTGATAGAGTTAATAATTTTAAATTTTTCTTATCTTCAAAAACAGCTAATCCCACTTTATCATTTCTGTTAAAGAGAAATATGCTCAATGTTTCATTTTCTGCCTCAAACTCTTTTTGGTATAAGTTTAACGACTTAAGCAAAAAAGGAGTAGACAGTTGCTCATAACCAAGAATATCTATTTTTTTATTAAGTATGTCTTTAAAAGTTACCGATTCTTTTGGTTGCCAATTTTGACACATTTGATAATTTAATGAATCTTCTCCATTTTTAGACACTCTTATCTGAACATTTTTTTCTTCATCTTGATATATATTTGCATATTTACAAATACCACCAAGCATAATTTTACTCGTAATCTGCTGTATCATGTCTTTTTAAATGTTTCTTATTTTGTAAAATTAAACTTTTACTCCAATTTTACCGAATATATCTTGGATTTTTGCTAAAGTTTTATCATATTTTTTTCCTAAACCAACTTCTTCAATAATATCATCTGAATATCTAAATTCCTCATTACTAAAATTAATTGTTCTATTTATACCCATAAAAGTTACAAATAGCTTTCCATCAACTTCAATATCTATCGGTTTTCTTGATACTATATCTAAAACTGCGGGGTACAAAACACTTTTGTAATTTTTAAAATCTAAATCTCCAACTGCACTTACAGAAAATTCAGAATCAGGCGGGATTGCAAATGTTTCATTGCTTTTTGTATCAGCAAATTCAACACCCTTATATTTAAAAACTAAATCCCAACCTCTTATTTCTACTTGAAAAGAAGATTTATTTTTAATTTCTACAGTACAATCTAAAGTTGCTTTTTCTTTTGTTAGTTCAAGGACTTTAATGTTTTTTAGACGATAGGTATAATTTACTGCAAGGTCATATTGCTTTCTAAAATATGAATAAAAAGCGTACCCTATAATACCAATACCACCGTAAAAAAACAGTTTTCTCATTACAGAACCTTCTTGACAATAATATAAGATGCTAACAATACAACCCCATAGACCAAATAGTTGTTAGGGACAGCTTTGATAATTCTTGGTTCTGAATTTAATCTGTCTGATGATTCTTCAAAAACATCAACTACATCAGGTGCAACAGTTTTTGCTTCTTCTACAGCAAGGTTAAAAGTATCTTTCGCACCTTCTACGATGTCTTTTACAATACCTTCACCCTTTTCAAGAGTTTCAGATGCGAAGTTGTCATTTTCTTCCCAATTACTTTTTTGAGGTGGATTTAAAATGTTATTTGCGTTTTCCATTTGATAAAACTTTAGTTATTACAATAATTAATGAAACCCCCATCGCAATCAAAAAGTATTTTTGAACTTTCTGTTGGGTTGGAAGCTGTTTTTTTTCTTCTTCTATAAACAGTTCTCTTTGAGTGCCAAGTAAGTCATTTATTCTATCGACTTCGCCTTTATCATATATACCTCTATAATTATATTCTTTACTCATTATCTAATAATTATATATGCACCTAATAATAAAACTCCTGCACCAATGAAATACAGTTTATTTTGTTCTTTTCTTGATTTTTCAAGAATATCTATTTCAGCTTGAGAAAACTGCGTGTCTAATATATCAGCAGATTCCTCTAACTTTTGAAATTCTATAACGTCAATACACGATTTTTGTGTAAATTGTTTTTGTAGTTCTAATCTTTCAGAACTATATTTTTTTATTAAATCCCCGTAGGCTTTTCCCTTTACATTTTTTTTTGTAAGGTCTGCAATAAGCACATCATAACGAGTAATTTTTTGGTCTAAATCTGCACAAATAGTAAAATTATTTGTCTTATTTATACCTAAATTGTTTATGTTAGTGGCAGAACTTTCGGCATCTCTCCTATTGCGTTCTATTTGTAACATTCTTTCTAAGAAACTTGCCATAACTATTTACGTTTTAAAATAATTAATGTTCCAACTAACATAACTGCCAAGCCAACAAACAAGACAAGCCTATTTTGTTTATTAGTTTCTGCGTTTATTAAATCTTGGGCTTTAGTATTTTTTTTATCTACTATTTTACCCAATTTATCTACTTTGTAGCGATTAAAATAATTATCACAATCACCAAAATTGTAATATGCTCTAACATCGCCAAGCCTTTGAGTATGAGCATCGGCATAGCCTCGCCAATAACTGCTATTTATAGCTTTTTTTTGAAGGTCGCTAACAACAAATTGTAATTCATCTCTGTTTTTTAAGGCTTCAGGACAAGTTTTTGTTGCCACATATTTATTCCTTAAATCTTGATTTGCTTGTGCTTTCCCCTTCAAATAAGTTGTGTAACTCATGTAAAATCATTTTAATAAGTTACAAATACATTTTTTTAGCTTCTAAAAATGCCAAATCTTTATCAAATCCTTTTTCTCTTTTTGCATCAGACATCAATCTGTTAAATCCTGCTGTTGTTACTTCACAAGCACCTACAAGCCAATTACCACACATACTTCCATTATACCTTGAACCGCCTTTATCTAACGCATCATCTGTTAGTTGCCCAAATTTTCCATCTATTTCTCCACTATAATTTCCTAATTCTTTTAAGGCTTGTTGCATTACATGAACATTTTTTCCATACATAGCAATTTGTAATGGGAAACTTTCTCTTGAAGGAATAGCTTGTCCTAATACAGCTTCATTATCGCTTATTTGATTATTTTGCGTTCCTGTATTTTGGCTTTCCTCTTGTATTACTTCGTCTATATTCAAATCAGTTATATTAGCAGATTTTCTGTTTTTCAAAAGGGTATAAGCAAATACTCCAACTACAGATACTACTACTCCGCCTAATACATATAAAAGTGTTTTTGTGTTTTTATTCATAGCTTACTTTTTAAACAAATCTTACTTCAGGTAATTTTGCCATGTTTTCTGTTACATAATACTCATAATCGCTATCACTTAAATCTCCCTTTAGTGCATCATAAAGAGTTTCATTATATTTTGCTCTATAAAAAGATGCTACTTGTGATAAAGCATATTTATCATTGAACATGGTAATTACTGAAGCTATTTTTTCTTCATCTGTTCCTGCCCCATCTATAGCACTAAATAATGCTTCTGCTCTATTTTTTACTTCATTAGGTTGTAAAATAATTATACCCCTATCAAAGTTTTGACTTTCTATTGCGGGGTGCAGAGTACCTTTTAATGCACTTTCATTTTTACTTTTATTAAATCCACCACCTGTTTTTTCTATTACACCAATCAATTCGTTATAAATTTGATTTCTTCTAATAGCTTTATAAGACAGATAGCCAATACTTAAAGCACTTACACTTGCATAAACTATTATTTTTTGTTGCCTCGTCATTCTTAATTATTTTTTTGCGGGGAGTTCAGACATTCCTCTTGTACCTATTGCTGTGCCAATTCTTACAGCTTCTTGTCTTACTGATGGTTTGAAAGCTATCTGTAATAGTAATCCACCAACAGAAACAACAACTACACCTGCCAATACAATTCCAATCCATTTACCTGCTGTAAAAAATCCACCAAAGTAACCTTTAGCAGTAGAAAAGAAATCAGCTACATCACCAATAACTCCACCTGCTATTTGTACTCCGTATTTTTCCATTTCTTCTCTTAAATAGGTAGAGTTTGCATCAGAAGTATATCCATCTTCATTATTCCAAAGCATCGTAAAAATTCTGTTGGCTTTTTTAGTACCTATAAGGTTTTTTAAATCTAAGTACCATGACAACCACTCTTGGTCGGAACTGTTTTTTGTTGGTAAAATTTTTACTGACTGTAAAGACATATTTTATGAGTTTTTACATTTTTCTAATTCTTCTTCTCTCATTTTTGCAAAAGCCTCTTGCGACATTTTCATTGTTTTCATTCTTTCTGCCATAATCATATCAACTGCTTCTTCACAATCAACATCATCAGAATCTGAAGGTTCGACTTGGCTGTTCTCTTTTCCTTTGCAACCGCAACCTTTTTTCTTTTTACCATATTTTTCAAACAACAAGAAAAGGCTTAAACCTGCTAATAAGGTTATAATTGTACTATTTTTCATTTTATCTTGCTTTATAAATTACCATACCTGTTTTGGTCTTAGCTTTCTTGTATGTTTTGCCATTGTACTTAAAACTACTTGCACCACTTTTTCTTGCTTTTTGTAGTGCTTTCATATATGCGTTCATTTTCTTTGCCATGTTTAATTTTTTTAATTCATTACCATTTTATTATTCTCAAAATCCCTTATGAATTTATTTATAATATCATAACGGTTTCTGTTCTGTTGTGATGGACTTTCTTGAAAGACCTCTAAAAAAGCCTGATAACCTTCTATTCTTGGATAGCCCAAGCCTAAATAGATTAAAAGACCATTAAGGTCAGCTTCAACCTCATCGTCCATATTATCATTCAAATAAAAGTGGGAAAATTCGTGTAACAATATAGCCATACGCATAGGTACGGTATATGTGTCAAACGCTTCTTTTGATACTTGTATTCTACCATTTACTTTGGAAATTCGAGCAGGGGTTTTCATTTTTTTCCCTGTTTTTGAACTTACTATATTTGGTAAATACTCTATCAAAAACTCTCCGCTTTGGCTTTGATAAGTTTTATTGTCGTCTAAATACGAGGCATTAAAAGAAAACCTTTGTGCAAAATCTACAAAAGCTGAAACGGTATAATCTTTTATATCGCCAACATCTGTTCTTTTTTGCAACGGAAGTTTTTTGACCTCTGTAACAATAAAGCTACTATCTTCGCCTTTCCTTTTATTTCCAACAGCTTCGTTGTATATGCTTACAATTACCTTGCTTGAAGTTAAGGGCATTCTGACATAAAAAACCTCTTTTCCTTTTACGGTTTTATACCTGTCGGTAAAAACAGTTTTAGGCTGTTCTGCATCAAAAACTTTTATCCTGATTTTGCAGGGTGCAAGTGTTTGTACATATATAGCCAAGGATAGTTCTTCATATCGGGTATTAATCCTTAAATTCATTTTTTGGCTTTGTAAAGTTTATATACAACAGCAAAGGTTAAAATTGAAACACCTGTATAAACTACCCATTTTGGTATTCCAAAGGCAAACCTTGTTGTATCTATTGTGTCCTGTTCGTTAGTTTCTTTAAACGAATCGACAACATCTTCAAGGAGTTTGTTTTTTATTTGTACACCTTTATCTTTCTCTCTTTGAATCCAATCTTTAAAAGATAATGAAGTACCGCTTTCTCTCCATAATTGATTTGCTGACTTTTCCATATTATAATAAGATTGCTACGATTGAGAATCGTCTTTTATGTATCTATTATAGACATAAGATAGACCCCCAATCCCTGCAACAACTAAAAAAAATCCTATTAAAGTTCTTTGTTTCATTTATTATAATAGTTTCTCACCTTCTTGAGAACGCTTCCACGCTTGTCCACCGTAATATACGGTTACATAAAGTACAGCAACTGATACTGCTACTCCTACTAAAGATTTAACATCTAATTTCATAGTTTTAAAATTTAAAGTTTAACATATATTAATAATTCTATTTTTTTGATGAATCTATGGCAAATCCTACTCCTGCCCCTAATCCACCTAAAGCCATGCTTCCCAAGATTGTATAACCCCAACCTTTCCAAAATCCTGACTTTACTTTAAAAGCGTAGCCTAAAGCTACGATGAAGCCCAAAGAACTTCCTATCCTACCACCAATCAAAGTAGCACGATATTTTTTATTTGCATCTACCATCTCTTGCATATATTTTTCTTGCATTTGCAATTCTTCTTGAGATGGTTCTACAGCTAATTTCAATTCACTATTATTACTAATTCCTCGTAATTTTTTATCTAATACAGAAGTATTTAGCAAACTACCTTTTGCAGGTTTAAATCCACTATATCCAAAAGAACTTGGTTTACCCATAGCATTATTGAAATCTTCCATGTAATCTGAATGATGCATATTTATTTTTTAAATAATTTTTTATAAGCAAAGAAACCCGCTACTGCAAGAGCAACGTATAAAAGAATTTTTTTATTTTTTTCTTTCTTTTTTTCATTTTCAAATTCTTGTTTTTGCTTTTCAAAAACTGCTTTTTCTGTGTCAGAACCACCAACAGGTTTTAAATTGCTTAAATCAATGTTTTTGTCGCTTTTTGAAGTAGATTGTTGTAAAAGAGCAATTTCTTTTCTTAAAGCATCAACAGTACCTTGAACTTTAGCACCCTCATATAACATAGCCTCAAATCTTTTTAATTTTACTTTTAACTGTTGTAATTTTGATGGGGCTTTATAATCTTTTGGTAATGCAAAATCAGAACCACCTCTCATAGGGTCTTTTAAGTTATTTCCAAATCTTCTATCAGGATTTATCATAGTTTTATTTTTTTAAGAATTTTTTATAAGCAAAAAAACCTGCTACTGCTACAGCCACATATATTAGAACATTTTTGTTTCTTTTGATTTGTTCCTTCATTTTCTTTTCATCTTGACTTGCCTGTAATTTTATTTTTTCTTCCTCTAATTTATTTTTATAGTCGTGTTGTCCATCATCAACAACAGCAGTTTTTTCTCCAACCTTTGTTTTAAATAATATGCCCTTCTTTCTTTTAGGTTCTCTCATAGTTTTATTTTTTTTCAACAGTTAAAAGGTTCGACACTAAAGCACCGATACCCGCACCTAATAAGGCACTTGTATATTTATTTTTACCTTTATAAAAGGCGAACATAAGACCAAAAGCACCGCCCCAAAAAGCACCATGCACACTTGACTGTGCTTTCACCATAAATGCTTTTCTTTTCTTTTCATCGGTCATTGAAGAAACATCTTCAACTATCTCTTTTGGACTTTTCATATATTATTTTTTAGCTACTGCGTAAATAACTCCACCAACTACAAGTAATCCTAATACACCTAATCCTACATATAGCATAGTGTTGTTAGCACCACCTTGACCACCACCCGCTTGAAGTTGAGCAAGTTTTAATTTTTCGGTTTCTAAAGCTAATTGCCCTGCCATAATTGTATCTTGGTTTTGCTGTGCTTGTTGATTAGCTTGAGCCTCTAACAACTTATTTTGTTGTTTTCCTGCTGATTCTGTTGCGTAAATAGTAGTTCCAAGACCTATTAAACTGTTTAAGTTAAACCCTGAAAAAAAGCCCCCCGTTGAAGCAGGAGTTGTTGCAGGGGTTGTTGCACCTGTAGTACCTGCTACATTGCTGTACATTCCGTGAGCATTATAAAAACCGCTAACATTGTTAAATTGGTTAATTTGAGAAACCTCTTTTACATTAGCATCAACTAATCTTAAAAATTCTTGGTAGAAACTTGGGTTTGATAAAGTTTGTATAGTTGCTTTATTCAAACTTTGATAAGAAATGTTATCAGGTAAATTGCCATATTTAGCTAAAAGGTTTGAAAGACCTTGAATATCAGCTACTGACAAAAATCCTACAGCATTTCCTAATTGACGTAATTGGTCTTGTGTTGCCATATTATTTCTTTTTAGATACAAAATAAATAACCCCACCAACAACTGCTAATCCTAAAACTCCAAGAAAAATATAAAGTCCTGTGTTTGATTTTTTATCAGCAGGTGGTCTGTTTGGTGAAAAATTATCGTTATTAATTTGCGTGTTAGCTACTGTCTTTATTTGTTCTGTTTCTTGTCTTGCTATTGAATCATTTTTATCAGCTAAGTAAATTTCTGTAGCTTGATTGATTATATCTTTAAGAGTTATTCCTTCAAAAAATCCGCCTTTTTTCTTTTCTTCTTCATTTTCCCCATCTGCATTTACTGAAGGGCTTGTTCCTGAAGGCGACCATATATTAGTATTTGATTCATCTCCTGACATATTATAAGCATCAGGAACTCCATCTCCCACAACACTTGCAAAAGATGATTTCTCTAAACTCATGTTATTGTACATTCCCCCTGCGTTATTATACATGAAGTTTACACTATCTTTAGATTTTACATAGTTTGAAAAATCTTGAGCCAATCCTTTAGATGCGACAAGTGATTCTACAAAAACATCTGCAAGTTGGTTTTTACTTTTTATGTTAGCTGTTGATACACCGTTTCTTTGAAGCAAATTTCTTATTCCCTGCTCATCTTTTGAAATGGCAATACCAATAGCTTGTCCTAATTTGTTAAATCGAGCCATTTTTTTATTTTTTTGAAATGATTGCGAATGATAAAGCCAAAATACCTGCGAGGAAAACTAACGAAAAGTTATTGTCAGTTTTTTTAGCTTCGCTTTGCTCTTTACCACTTGCGTTTAAAAATTTTTCTATAATTTGTGAATCTCTACAAGTTTTACACTCCCCTTCAGAAGTACCGTAAAGTTCTAAAATCACATCTTTATCAGGGTGTGATTCTAATATCATTTTTAATGCGGGTTCTCCCTCTTTTGCCACAAGCGACTTGAGGTTTCCACCCATATCGTTTTTATCTACGACTTTATATCCAAAGCTGTTTATAATACCCTGTGCTTTTATTGGTGATGCACCTGCAACATAATTATATACGTCCATAGTTTTTAAATTTTAAAAAGGGGCAAGTTGAATAAATCAATCCGCCCCTTGTTAATTATCCAATACTATTGTTAAGCATTAACTATCTAATTATGTTAATTTGATAGTTTGTGCTTTTACAATGCCTGGGTTTCCGTACTGACGAGAAACATTTTGTCCTGCAAGACCTCTTGCAAGGTTAATGTTGTCAGATGGGTAGAAGTACAATTTAACAGTAGCGTTAGCTAAAATCTGACGAATGATAAGTTTTGTGAAACCATCAATTCGGTAAGCATATTTCATAGCTAATACTGTAGATTGTTGCTGATACGGGTCGATTGTTGGCACAAGTGTTTTTTGTGCTTCGTTACCGTTAGCATCTCTCGTATTAACAGAAATAGTTTCCAAAATCTGATTAGCTGTAGCTGACTGTACATAAGTAAGTCCTACACTATACGGATTGTTCATAAATTGGTACAACATTTCACGGTATGTAATACCTGAAATTCCACTTGAAATAGTGATTGAACCAATTACAAGGTCGCCACCTGAAGTGAAACCTGAATTGTTAAGATACTCGTAAGAACCAAGCACCTTAAAGTTTGATACAGCACTTCCTGATGTAGAAGTAACAGTAACAATATATGGTTGAGAAGTTGGTGCTGAACCACCGCCTACTCCATTAGCACTGAAAAAATCTTCGCCTGTGAAAGACAAATCATCATCAATGAAACCATCTGCATTAGAGAAAGATTCGTTTGCCATTCTCTGTGCATTTGCTAAATATCTGCGTACATTTGACATGATAAATAATTTAAAATAAGGTTAATAAATAATTTTTAAAATTTCGTTTGACTATTCGTCAGAACTTGGTGCAGACAATTTTGCCTTATCGAGCATAGGTTTTACTGCATTATATACAGCAACTCCTACAACGACAGTTAAAACGGACTTACCAAACTCCATAAGCACTTTGGTATTCATTACAGAATGATATAAAAGTTAATAAATAAATAAGCATAAATAGTTACAGAACTATCTACGCTTCAAATATATTGTCTTTTATAATAATTTTTATTTTAATAAATAAAATTATCTGCAAATAAAAAGGATAATTGCATTTATTTACTAAAATTCTTGTAAATCTTGGATTTAATCTCTTTGATGGCTGATTCGGGTGTATATTTCTTTTTCCCGTCCATGCCAACTTGATTTAAAAGTGGAGTAACAATTTTTTTGTAATACTTGGAAATGTATTCTTCAATAGCAAAATCCAAATCTTTTTTTGATACGTTTCCTAATATCTTTTCACTATCAACATCAACATATAGAAAATATCTTTCATCACCATTGTAGTATTTGTGGTTTACTAAAATCTCTGCTATTTTAAGATATTCAAATTTATCTTCAAATTTATGTTTGTGTCTATCTACAGAATCGGTGTTTTTATGAAACCTTAACCAATTTAGGTTTTGCCAAATTTTTGTTGTAACCCTTCCTATGGATTGAAAATGAAGAATAATATCTGTATCAGAGTGTCTGTTTGTGCATATAGCACCCACAACGTCATTTGGTAGTTGGTCTGAAATATATCTATTAATATCTTCTATTAAAAGTAATCCACCCCTATAATGTCTTAAAATTTCAAATAAAGTTTCTTGAATTTCTCTTATTGTCATCTTTTGACCATCTTCCATAAATGGTCGTATTCTTCTTGCCTCTACCGTAGGGTGGACAGAAAACTTCATTACATCTTTTACTCGTAATGCTTTTATATGTTCAAATTCATCATTTACATCAAGTATTAATGCTCGTCTTGGTTTTACACCTTTGCTCGGATTACCTTGAACATAGCTTTGTATTACTTTATCAGTAGTGTAAGTTTTTCCTACACCTTTTTTCCCTACAGCTACTCCTAATTTTGGCTCTCTCATATTGTATGATATTTTATAGTGTATTTTTCATCTATACAAACAAATGTTTGATTATCTAAAGTTATGTAAGTATAAGTAACACACGGAGTTGTTAAACTGATTCCCCTAATAAAAAGGTTAGTTAGTGTATTTGTTTCATTGGTAAACATAATGCCTATTTTTTCTTTTTAGGTCTGCCCCTTTTTCTTTTAGGCTTAGAATCTAAATCTTCTTGTGAAGCAATCTTGTCTATCTCCTTCAGAATAGCAGGGTCGCCAAAAGAAGGCATATTTTCAGGGACTTCTTGCTCTGAATTAAAGTTTGAGTTCGACTGTTTCTTTGGTGCAACTATGTCAGGCTGTACTTCAAATACTTCTTCAGGTTCTTCAAATTCACTTTCACTTTCTGATACATCTGTTGATGATTGATTAGAAGGTGGTGGTGGGGGTGGACTTGCAGGAGAACGCATCAAGTCAGTTTGCTCTCTTAATTGTTTTAAAATTCCATCTGCTGATTTTTTAAGACCAAATGCAGTAATCCCTGCTGTAGCAAAGTCAGTACCAAAATAGTAAAGTAATAACTGTTCATCAGTCATTCCTACACCTCTTTTTTTGAAAACTCTAATTAGAGGTGGCTTTACTTTTTCCTTAAAATCTTCAGGAGTGTCAAATGCTTCTTTACTTGTATCATTAAACTCTTTTACAAATTCTCTAATAGATGCAGTATTTCCATATTCATCTATAGGTAGTTGTAAATTTGGATTAATGTTTCCTTCAGCAAATTCTCTTTCTAATTTATTCTCGCTAATAGTTGAAAGGCTACCCATACCTTTTTTCAAACGAGCATATCCGTCTACTACAACGTCTGCAATCATTTCTGCACCCATTTGTTTTTCCTTATTACCTAACTCATTGTAACTCGGATTAAATGGTTTGGGTTCTTCTTCTTCTTCAAAATCTGAAAAACTTGGTGCTTCAAAAGTAGGTTCTTCTAATTCACCTTCAATTTGTGAAGCATCTATATTTGGTTTTGTATAATCTCTTTCTTTGACAGGCTCGTCAAAAGGAGAAAAATCAGGGTTTGCATCAAAAGAGCCGACTTCTTCAAACTCTACTTCTTCTGCTTCGTCATTAGTTTTCTTGCTTGTACTCATTTAAAATATATTTAATTAATTGTTTTTTAGATTCTATAAATTTTTTGATAATCTTCTTATCAAATATGTGTTTATGGTCTAAATTGCTGATTATGTTTTTGTGTCTACTTATTATGCTTCTTGGCTTTCCTGTAAGCAACATTACCTCTTTCACACTATATCCACAAGTATCTAATAACAATTTAAACAGCGAACCACTTGCATAAACCCTCACTCCATCTCTATCAAACTTGTCTAAGATTGAATCCTTGGTAGTTTTAAAAACTCTGCAAATAATTTCAAAAACCTTATCGTTTAATGCCGAGTTTTCGCTGTATTCAAAATTAAGCATTTTAGTTCGATTTGTTTGAAAAAAAAGTGAAATAAAATTTATACCATATTCTGAAAAAGCAAGACCCAATTCATGTGTTAAAATTTCTTCTTGTGATGATTGATTTTCAAGATAGCCTGAAGAATCGTTTAAAATTTTCAAATTATGCAATAAAGCATTTGTTCCATAATCTCTTGTGAAATATGAAAATTCTATAAATAAATCTTCGTGCTTGGATTTATTGCTGTTCGGGAGTAGTGTCATTTTCTTGAAGTTTAAGTTTCTTTACTATGATTTTTCCATCATCTCCCCATATTTTTTGAATACTGCTATAAGTGTGTATATATGAATCTTCTTGACAAAGAGCATCTTTAAATGCTTTTAAAAGATTGTCTAAATCAGGTCTTAACCTATGTGGTTTTCCTCTTAATTCATTTTTTTTCTTTTTTGAGTAAGATTTGGGAAAGGGCATTATAAATGTTAAAGATAAATCTTCATCTACACAATAATTAAATTCGTTTGCATAGTGCTTCATGCTATCTTTATAAATATGATATTTGACAACAACAGGTCTTTTTTTCCACCTATCTCTTTGTGTCATTCTCGGTTTTGGAAAAGGACAAACAGGAAAAGTTATGTTTTCAAATTCCATATTTTTCAACAAATTCAGGTTGTTTTAAAATCTTTTGTGCAACAAGAAACGCAAAATCATTATCGGTTTGATAATGGACACCCATATAGCATCTGCTATACGCAATATCTTCTATCATTTTTTTTGTTTTTTGATAGTTTTCAGGCAGAAGATTTCCTAAAATTGTTAAAATTACATAAGCCTGTGTAGTGTGTCCGCTTGGATAAGACGGTGAATGTCCCGATTTTGTGTTTATTGGAAAAAGTTTTAGTTTGTAATAATTTGCAAGTTGATAAGGTCTTGGTCTTTGGTAAAAGTATTTTAATTTTACTATTAAACCTGTTATATCATTATCAATATCGTCTATAAGTTGTTTTATGTCTACTTTGTCAGTTCTGAAAGTATTTATGATTGCTTGAAATAGGTTTCTATCGTAGAAAATATATCTTTTTCTAATTTTTTCATTATCTACAATGTCCATATCTTCTAAGTAATCTACAAGTTCATTAAGTTCTTGTTTTGTAGTATCACTTTCATTTTCAGGAAATGGAAATTTTGTTAGTTCCTCGAATAAAGAATCCACAAGACAGGTTTTGGATAAAGCCTTCTTGTGAGATGCATTAGGATTTCCGTATGTTATATTATTTAGTGATAATTTCATACTTGTTGCCCATTAATTTTTTAAGATTAGATTTTACTTCACGCACTTCTCTTTTCAGTTCATCATTATCATCGTCCATTAATTTGTTTAATGCCTGTCTATGATAATAAATACTATAAGCTGAAGCAGAAAGCAATAATGCAAAAGTCAAATAATATACAAGTGAGTATTCCCCACCTGCTTTTAGTTCACCACCTTCTTCAAAATTAGATGGCGAAGGGCTTGTACTGTCTACTGCCCCTGCTGTATCTTGAGAGGCTACTGCTTCTGCCCCTTTAGTTTCTGCTTGTTGATTTGTTGCGTTATTTTCCATTTCTATTTATATTTACAAGGATTATTCCCAAGGCTAAAAGACCTGCACCTACGCTAATAATTCCTATAAGTTTATTTTTCTCTAATTTCTTTTTGCTTTTAGGTTTTTTGTTAGTAATAAATACCGTGTCCAATTCTTCTATACTTTCCTCAAGAATTACCTGTGAATTTTGTAATTCTTCAGGGCTGAAGGTTTTACTCTTATAACCCATATAAGAAATTGTTATAGGAGATGATAATTCTTGGTCAAAATTTACATTAAAATCGCCATCGAAATCAGATATTCCACCTTGTTTCCCATTTGGAGTATTTGCATATACGTTTGCCCCCATCAATGGCTCACCTAAAGTATTTTGTATATTACCCGAAATTGAAATCATGATTTATTTATTTTCTTTAAAGTGTGGTAATTTACCAATGCACCTAAACTAAAACTAATTATACCTACTGCTGTAAAAACAAGTAATAGGTTTTTATGTATTTTTTCTTTTTTCGATTCTTCTCCTGATTCTCTATATACCATTACAAAAGTTTTTTTACTTGTGATACTATAAATCCGTTAGCCAAAGAAAAAGCACCAACCAACATTAAATTTTTTACTGTTGTATCAAATTCAGGAAAATAAAAAGTAAACTTTTCTTTGCCTTCATTTTTAGCTATTAAATAATGTCCGTATGCTTCTCCCGTAAATAATACGAAAGTTGATAAAGCTACAATCTGACTATCTTTCATAAACAGACGAATGATGGTTTAAAATTTTCATTTGACCGTTTCTTGGAATACAAACAAAACTAAATCTTGCTTCAATACTTTCTCCATTTATTGTAAAAGTGTAAATACCACTTGATACACATAAATTTCCTATTTTTTGACAAGTTTGCTCGTTTATAACACAAGTCATACTTTCATTATTCAAAAAATCTTCAAAGTATTTTAAAATTTGTTTCTTGCCAATTTCATATGGCTTACTGTAAGTGCCTACTAAGACAGCATTTTCACAATAAAAATCCGCCATTAATTTTGGATTCATCAAGCTAATAGCTTTTGACCACTTGTGAATTAGTGGTGGAACTGTATTTGATAGATTTACCATAATAATTTATCTGCGTAGTAACCTGCACTACCTTTAACATTCCTGTCTTTTTTGTGTCTTATTTTGTAAAGTTTCCTTCTTTTATTAGCATATCCTTTTTCATATATACCTCTTTTTTCAAGTTTTGAGTAAGTGGGAAAATCCTTATATCCTATAGCACCTACAGAAGCAACTTTTTTGCCTTTTTTAAAGACATCTATTTTTTTACCTTTCGTTTTGGAAGGCTTTACTTCAACACCAAGTTTTTTAGCTTGTTGTTTTGTATAATCTGTAATTCTGTAACCCATTATAATAAATCATTATCTTGTACATAAGATTTTTTAATTGCTCTTTTTGGAACAACTCCTTTAGCGGATTCAGAACGACTTTTCTTTCTCATAAAAGCATACAGCCTTGAAAGACCCCATGCATTCCTACTATTTGGTTTACCACCCCTTATCGTGGGTCTGTAAGATGTAGAATATGCACCCATTCCCCTTCTAACAACAGCTTTTGCAGTTGGTAGGGAAATTTTTTTATTTGGATTTTTAGCATTGTATTCTTTTAGTTTTGATTTTATAGAGTTTAAAGTTGAATCAGAAAACTTGATAGAACGAGCAGAGGTTCGACTTTTAGCACTACCTTTGACATTGGTTTTTGAACCTTTTATTCTGTCTTTACGGGGTGCAGGAGTTTGAGCCTTACTCTTTCTACCGCTTCTTTTCATTTATTATCTATTTCTAAAATAATTAACTGCACCAAGTGTAGCTACTAAAACCAACCCACCAAATAAAATGCTTGTTATTCCTGAACTTTTGTCAGAATCGTCATCTTTTTTAGGTGGCTTTGCAAGATTGTCAATATCAGTAGGGTTATCATTTGATTCAGCTTTTTGCTTTTCCTTTTCCTCTTTTGCCTTTGCTTCCGCATCAGCTTTTGCCTTTTCTTCCCTTTCTTTTTTAAGCCTTAGTTTTTCTTCTTTGGCTTTTTGCTTTGCCTTCAAATCATCTAATTCATCTTGTAGAAAATCAATAGTTGCTTTTCTAAAATTATTTAGATAATCTGTAGCACTATCTAATTCAGAGCCATAGTTTTCTTTTTCTTTTTCATCAGCCCCTTGATATGCTTTTTCTAAATTAGCTACTTGTTTTTTTAAATTGTGATAAGTAGTAATTCTTTTTTTTCCTTGAGTTGAAAGATTTTCTCTACCAATCTCTCCCTCTAATGTTAAAATTGTGTCCATAAAGTAAAAAGTATAAAAATTATAAGTGAATTACAAATATATATATTATTTTATTTAATAATTATTTTTTTTAAAATTATCTTCTTTTATTTTTTTGATTCAAATGATACATATAATTATTTAACATATCCATTGAGATTTCGCCTTGGTTAGGTCTAAATCCTGCTGAATCATCTTTAAAATACATTCTATATAAATCTTCCTTTTTCTTTAAACTCTTTTTTTCTTGTTCTGAAAGTTCGGCTGTTTGAATTTCTACTTTTTGTAAATCAATATCTTGATTTTTTTTTGTAAAAAATTTATAAAATAAAAAGCCTAATGTTATAACAGAGCCACCAATTAAAATTTTTTTCATTATAAGTTAATTTTAACTTGTTTGTTTTTAGGAAACCACTTATTGATTTGTTTTTTTCTTTTATTCTTGTGATTACTAAAGTCATTACTAAATTTATAAACGTAAGCATCTAAAATATCTTCTGCATTCCAATTATATTTTTCAGCATGATTTCTAAATCCTGAATTTCCATAAGAGTTACTAACTCCTACAGCTATAGCAAATTCTCTGTCAGTTTTCCAACCATTTCTCTTTGCATCATTTACTGCTTCTTGTCTTGAATCTTTGAATAATTTATCTTGAACTTTATTGTGTTTTGGATTGTTTACCCATCTTTTAAATCCATCTATCCACCATTGATTATCAGATGCACCACTTGTTCTTGATGCATAATTATCTATCATATCTTTTTCAGAACGTCCAAAATACTTTTCTGTGTCCATGGCTTTATAAACTTTTTTAAGTCCGCCTGAAGCAAAATGGGCAATGCCTATAGTTCCACTATCTAAATGCAAAACATCAGTATATCTTTTTCCTGTACAACCTCTACTCCATATATTATCACAAGGTGTGTTAAATCCGTTTTCTACAGAAATTACTCCATACAATACTTTTTTCCAAAAATTATCTTTAGTGGTTACACCTTCAATAGAATCGTTTTTTTTCTTTAATGAAGTAAAAATAAAAATACCACCAAGAGCAATAATAAAACCGCTTAAATAATAAAGTGTTTCTTTTTTCATAACTCTAATTTTCTTTTATCCATTTTTTACCGTCCCAAACCCAACATTGTTCAGTACCACAGCTTTTGTAATAATTTTTATTTGGGTCATAAGCTGTTCCTAATTCAGGTTTTCCAAATCTTTTAGCAATCATTATTGATGCTTGTGGTGTTAGCATAGGGGGTGCTAATCCTTTAATTGCAACTTGTTTTAATTTATTCATGCTTTCATCAAAACTTTTATAAAACTTTAATCTTTCTTCGGCAGTACAATCTAAATAAGGGTCATAATACGGAGTATTATATTTAAATTCCTTATCTGCGAATGAATCTCCAAAAAGACCTGCCAAAGGATTATTTTTATTGTATTGTTCTTTCCTTCTTTCTCGGTCAGCTATATATTCAGGGTCTGTATATTTATTATAGGGACATTCAAAATCAGTTTTTGGCAAAACCGCTTCGACTGTTTCATTTTCCTTTTGTTTTTTTCTAAAACTTAAAATAAAAATTAATCCGCCTAAAACAGCAAGACCACCAAATATGTAGTTTTTTTTAATCATAACTTGGAAGGATTGGAGTTCCTGCTTTATAATTTTCAAGCAATGCATCTAATTGTTCTTGACTGAAACCAAAACTCGGAATTTGACCTTCATTTAAAGCTAAGTTTTCAATAGCTGTAGTATCAATTTGATATGGTTTAAACTTACTTAGCTGTTTATATATATCTGTTTCCTTAAATTTTTCAACTACTTCAGGAGTAAACCCTTTTTCTATATCAATTCTCGATAAATGATGTGTGTTGTTTTCAGCGTTGCTTTGCACAACTTTTAAATGTTCATATATTTTTTCTCGAGATTCTAAATCCCACTCATGCTCATAAGGTACATATTCAAGTTCTGCTTTTTTTAATTCAATATCTTTAGCCATCAATTTCTTTATAATAAAGTAACCGCCAATTATAAAAGCACCGCCAAGTAAAATCTTTCTCATTATTTATTCATTTTCATTTCTTTTTTTACTCTTTGAATAGCATCTTGCCATGCCTCTCCTTTTTTCTGCTTTCTTTTTACAACAGCAAAAAAGCTATTTGGCTTCTTTTTTCTTGAACCTTTATCCATTGTTTTTACACGAGCATACTTTCTTTTACCACCTTTTTTCTCCATTGCTTCGGATTCATTTCTGCGGTCTTTATAGTTTTGCTCTTTTGTAGAACGCTTCCCTTTAGTGTTTCCTAAACTCTCATCAAGTTTATCATTGTACCCTTGTGTTTTACCACCTTTAGCCATTTGAGAAAGGTCGAAATTCATAGCCCAATTATCAAATTCTCTTACGTTGTTTGAATATCCGTATTTATCTTCAAGTTTTCTAACTTCGGCTTGACCAAAATTTTCGTATAATCCTTTTCGTTTGGCTTTAGCAATTAATTGTTTTTTGAATTTGTTAATATCAGCAACTTCCCCACCTTTAGCAAATTCATCTTCTTGTTGAAATCTTACATATACTACTCCATCATCATCTTCATCAAAATCTGCTATTTCGTAACCACTTGGTGCAACAATTTCATTCTCATCTATTCCTTTATCAAATTTTTCTGTCTTTATATCATTACCATAATAATCTTCATAAATAGCATATTTTACCTCTCCACCTTTAGCGAAGTAATTATTAGGGTCTATTCTGCCCTTTTCGACTAATTCATCAAAATACATTTCATCAAATCTTTCAAAGTTATCATCGGTATCTTTTATTTTACCGCTTTTAACTCGTCTGTCATACTCTGCATTTCTAACTTTTTGATATTCAGGTGCAGAGGTAATCATACCACCTTTAGCCATTTTTTTTGCTTGTTGCATTCTATATACTGCACCCGCTACTTTATCGCCAACTTCTTTTGCTTCGGCAGGACTATATGTTTTACCATATTGATTTTGGAATTTTTTAGGAACTTTTTTGCCAACGTATCGTTTAGCAACTTTTTTTGACAACCCTTCAAATCCTATTTTACCACCTTTTTCAAAAATTGAAAATCTTGGGTCATAAGCACCATAACCATATTTTTCATAGAACATTCTTTTTGCTTCTTTTCTTTTCATTCCATCTGTAAAAAATCTATCCTTATCCAATTTTGGCATTTTTTCTTTTATAAATTTTTCCATTTGTGAAATGACTTTTGGGTCTGTTGGGTTTCCTAAATCATCAACTTTACCACCTTTAGCATAAAATGGATTATTAATCATTTTAGGATATTTGTTTTTCGGATAATCTTTTCTCAATCTTTCATAGCTTGATACTGCTTCAAATAATTGTTTTTTAGTTCCATTATCGCCTTTTTCTCCTAACTTTCTTAAACCACTTGTATATTGCATACCATCACTATCTAATCTAACTTCAAATGCATCAGAATTGTATTTATTATAAATACCAATAATAGTTCCGTATCTTTTATTATTAGTATCATAAACCAATTCCCCTAATTTAAAATCATCACTTGTTCTTTTTGAGAAATCTACTTTCCCACCTTTAGCCATATAATTTATATTAACGAGTTCTATATTTGAAATTGCTAAATCACCTTTAGCAAAACCCCATTTTCCATTACCTCTTTCATAAGCATAATACTTTACTCCTTTGGGATTTTTTACATTGTTAAATGTAATTTTATCTATAGTTCCTTTTCTAATTTTATTTCTACTTCTTACTTTTAGCTTTACTGTATTGTTTTTAGATATTGAACTTGCAAATTTTATTGTGATTTCATCTCCTTTTTTTAATTCACTAATTTTTGAATCAAGCATACCACCTTTAGCCATTTTGATTTTAGCATCTTCAGTTTCAACTTTTGTAACATCTCCACTTGATTTTACCATGCTCATAGTAAATCCATCAATTTCTCCACCTTTAGCAAAATCTTCATCTTCTTCACTCATTTCCATTGGGTCGAAATAAAAAATATCTTCAAATTCATCATATTCGTCTGAATATCCTTGAAGTATAATTGTAGTAGTTCCACCACCTTTTTCATCATCTACTAAATCATTATAATATCTATAAGCATCAGAATAAAAATCAAACATTTTTACTTCCGTTTTACCACTATAAGGAATATATAAAACTTTAAATTTAGCATATCCTTGTGCTACTCCACCTTTAGCGTATTTATACATAACTACCTCTCCGCTTGTGTACCCTTCTTCTACTAATCTTGCAATTTCGTTTTCAGTTGCTTCATCTATATCTCCTTCAATGTCAGTTATCTCTAAACTCCAAGTTGGCTCAAAACCACTTGTATATCCTTCTCGTATTAATCTTGCAACCTCTTGATTTCTTATTTCTTCATCATTTTCATCTTCTTGAATTTCTACATACCAAGAACCATATTGCATTTCATCTTCAATCTCCCCGCCTTTAGCATACTCCATTTCGGCTGATTCGATTTCATCTTTTGTAGATGGTGCTATTTTATAATTTTTATGTTTTTTAGGATTATATGCTTCTAAATCAGATATTTTTACCATACCATCGGCATCTGTTCTTGCATCTCCATTCTTTTCATAATAATCTCTTACTATACCAATGGTTTTATATTTTTTATTCGCTACAACAGAGCCAACACCAATCTTACCACCTTTAGCATAAACATCATCAAAACCATAAGTGCTTGTTAAATCAGCCATAGCTTCATTAGGATTTACTACAGTTTGTGCTGTAACTCCACCTGTCTGAAATACTGCATCGGCATTAGCAGTTCCCAAGGGCATAATATCTCCGTTATCTCTTAGGACTGTTGAGCCACCAACAATAACTCCCCCATCTTCATATATTCCACCATCTTCATATCTTTCCCTTAAGTTTCTATTAATATCTTCAACAGCTTTATCTAATGGGTCAGTTACTTTTTTTACTTTATCAGGATATTTAGCACCTAAGTAAGCACCTGTTCCACCCGCTAAAACATATCCACCAAGACCCATTTCTTTTTTAGATTTAAGCGTAACTAACTCGTTTTCTATAGATAAAATATCATAAGGACTTCTGCCAAACCTGTCGCTTTTCAAAATAAATTCTAAAAATTTAATTCTTTCATCGATTGTTTCACCACCTTTAGCCATTTTGTCCATTGTACCCACGGATTGATATGCTCTACGACCCATAGCTTTTTCCATTCCTTTGGATTCATCTCTACGGTCTTTGTAAGATTGCATCATCATAGGTTCGACACCATCACGCATACCTAAACTTTCATCTAATCGGTCATTGTAACCT